CAGGTGGGCCAGCAATTCCATCTCAAAGATGAGGCGCATGGTGAAGGTCGAGAAGTCGTCCGAGCGCTGCTTGGAGGCCGAGATGACGAGGACCTTGGTTTGGGGATCGCAGTAGAGGAGCCAGCACACGAATGCCGAGGTGACCCATGACTTCCCGACGCCTCGGAAGGCTTCGATGATCAAGCGCTTCGGGCCGTGCTGCAGGAATGAGGCGATGTCGTACTGGACGCGCGTAGGGTCCGGTAGGTTCAGATGCTTCCACACCACGAAGAGAAAGTTGCGGAAGTCCAGAAGGGGGTCTTTCTGCGACGACAGCGAGGTCGAGGCAGTGAGGGTCTGCTTGGTCATTTGCTCCTTGAAGGAATGGTGTCTGGCGCGGCCAGCGGGGGCTCAGGACGAGCGCTTTGAGCTTGGGGGCTGTTGGGTTGCTGAGCGACCTAACGCTCGTCCTGAGGGTCGCCTGTAGGGCCTAGATCAGGGTCCAGGCCTTTGCCTGAGCCACGGTAGGAATGGTCCGAGATGCGATGAAGCGGGTGATCCTGCCGTCGATACGCATGGCCCCTGCGCCGTTGGTGCCGAGGTCCCAGTGGGTCAGGGCTCCCGTGGGCGTGAAGCCTGGGCCGGTGACCACTGCGCCGCCGTTGAGGCACACGCCGCTGGCCGTTGGGCTGCGCCAGACCATGACCCTGTTGAGGACCAGGAGGCGCTCGTCAGAGAAGGTAGGAACGTTGGCCGTGGTGCAGCCGAAGGCCACAATACCAGTCGCGTTCGAGGTGATCTGGAGGTCCCCATCGGACACCACAAGGCCACCGTCGCGGCGCTGCGCCCACTCGATGAAGTAGACCTGGGTGGTCTCGTCTCGGGCGAAGAAGGACATCGGGGAGCTGTCAGCGATCAGGGCTGAGGCCCGATCACGCCATGACCGCGCGTTAGTCGAGATGACGTCCTGCTCGTACACGCTCTCGTCCACGTTGACGAAGTCGATCAGGTACGAGTTGCCGGCCTTGCCCCGGAAGCCTGCCGAGTAGGTGGCGAGGGTCTGGGCAGGGAGCGAGTAGCGGCCAATGCCGTTGTAGCGCGGCTTGTCCAGCGTGAGCGCAGTGAAGCTCGTGCCGTCCATCGTCATTTCGAGCGGGTCGGTGCCCGTGATCTGCTTGACATCGGCATACATGCGCCTCGCTACGGAGGTTGCAGTGATCGCCTGAAGGCACGTTCCGTCTGCCCCGAAGGTCAGCAGGGAGGCCGAGTTGGCGACCTTGGTGCGCCCCGTCTGGGTCTTGGCGGCGGTGACGCTGGCGCTCTTGACCCACGCAGCGTTCGTCAGGTCCCGAGGGAGTAGGGCGATGTTGGTGTGGTCGTTGTTGATGGCCAAGCCACGGGACGTGCGCCTGATGGCTGCGGTCGTCGTGTAGGTTCGGAGGGACCCATCGGTCTCCTCGTAGAAGCTAGGGCTGACGCCAGTGATCTGTGGCCGCAGGAGGTGGCCGGCACCGGAGAACTGGTTGGTCTCGGGGAGCGTTCCGCCGAATATCTGGTAGCCGGCGAAGTCGAGGTCGTAGACTGCGTTGGCCGCAGGGAAGGTCAGGGCCGGGACGGAGCTGGACGTGGTCAGCAAGATGTCCCGAAGGACGCCCCTAAGGACGACCCTCGGAACCGCTCTGATGTGCGCCATTAGTCGAACAGGTCGACCACGACAGTGCCCGACGTGAAGCCGCCCGTCTTGACGCCGATACGGAAGTACCAGGCCGAGCCGGCAGAGCCGGTGTTCTCGACCGGGGCGGTGAAGCTTGCGACGTCCAGCCAGTTGGTGCTGCCGTCCTTGGACCTCTGCAGGACCACGGTTGCAACGAAGGTGCCACTTACGGAGATGTCGAAGGAGTTGCCCGGCTGAATGAGGGTGGGCGTGGTGAAGGTGTTCTGGGCCGTGATGTTCATCAGTTGTACCGTTCTTGATGTTCGGAGCCGTCAAACGGCAGATTGGCGACGATGTCGTTGACCACCGGGTTGGTGCCTGGGGCGACCGTGGTGCCAGTGTGCTTGAGGAAGTTCAGGATGACGTTCAGGGACGCGGCATCTGGCGTCACTTGGACTGCCTCGCCGGTCTCTTTGTCGACGACCGTGCGGCCATCGGTGAGGATCGTCTTGAGCTGGGTGGCGAAGGTGTCGAAGAGGTCTTCGAGACCCGACTTGTTGGTCTTCACTTGGTGTCCTTTCGGGTCATGTCGCGGACCTTGGCGACGATCTGGACGACGAGCCAAACCGTGCCGAGGAGGGGTGCGATCAGAGCTGCGCCGTCAGACGCCATGTGGAGCCACGGAAGCCAGACAGCGCTGGTTACTGCGGAGACGGCGACCGCAGCGGTGGTGTTATCCACGGCAGTAGTTCCTGTGATTAGAGCGATAGGGGTCATAGTTCGGAGGCCCATACCCAGAGCGCGTCAGTCTGCTCCGGGGTGATAGAGAAGGTCGCGCCGAGGGCGTCGACGAGGGGGTGGGTGCGGCGGAAGTAGCTGGCGTATCGCCACTCGACCATGCCGGCTGGATCGTTCACCAGCTTGAAGTCGACATCAGCCTCGTGGATGCCAATGGACAGAAGGGCCAGACGGAGTTGCCTCGCGGTGAGCGATGGCAGCGTGGACCTGACCTCCTCAGTCGATGGCGGGACAAAGGGAGATGCGACCGTCGAGGCAGCCGCAAAGGTGTCCCTGCCGTACTCCTCGGTGTCATCTGGAGATGCCGTGAAGGGTATCCAGCCGTAGACCGGGTGGTCGATCTCACAGTCGATGGTGCCGGCGCTGTTGAAGGCGGCATTGCGGTAATCCATTAGGCGATCCTAAGAAAGACTGACGTGAGGCCTCCGGGGAGGACATGGCCCATGCATCTCCACGTTCCCGTGGGAGGAGTGGCGTATTGTGAGTTGTTGGCGTTGGAGTACTTGAGGCTGGACCCGGCAATGGTCTGCCCTGGGACCAGAGTAGGCGAAGCCACGGTAACTCCGCACATTGCGTAGGTTCCGATTGCTCCCACACTCATCCCGGCAATCGCCGCAGCGGAGCCGTTGGTGACCCAATACTGGCCCCAGTCGCTGCCTCTTTGCTCGATCCGGTCATAGACGGCCCCCGAGGTGGCCAGTGGGGTATCCAGTACAGCCGCAGCCTGGGCCGCTGTCATGGCGCGGTGATAGTTGTCAGCACCAGCAGCCGTGGTTCCGAGGGCGTTCTGAACGACGAAATAGGCACCCGTTGAGCCAGACGTTGAGGCGTACTCAGCGCGGAGCAAACGGGCTGTGATGTCGCCTTGAGTGTCACGCGCCGGGATGGTGTTGGCGGTGCCTGCTGCTGAACTGGAATTGAGGCCGTCGAGAAGATCGGCGTCGAGGCCCGAGCCTGCGCCGTCGTTGTTTGCATGCCAAGCCTTGGCACCGAAGAAGTAGGCGATGTTGTTCACAGCGTCGAGCTGTAGGGGGTGAGGCGCGTCCCAAGTCCCACTGTTCGTCCGGTCAACTAGGACGTAGAATTGGTTCGAATTGACATGGACCCAGTAGTCATAGGCGCTGGCATCGGTGTCCAGCATGACCAACGTCGGGCTGGTGCCCTGGATCGTGAGGTTAGTGGTGAACGTCTTGCCGGTCTGCGTGGCTGGAAGCCGAGCGTCGGCGATGGTGCCAGTCAGGTTGGCAGCGTCTTGATAGAAGGAACCGTGCTGGCCATCGAGCAGATCGGCGTCGAGGCCTGAGGCTGCACCATCCACGGTCTTGATGGCAGTGAGTATCTCGGCAGGGGTTTGGTCGCCCGTTGCACCCGCTTCGATGCCGTTCAGCTTGACCTTGTCAGCAGCAGACATAAGGCCCTGAACCGTGGTGGTGACTGGAGCGATTGCGTCCAGCTTCACCTTATCGGCTGCGGCCATGAGGCCATTGCGGGTGGGGGAGGCGAGGGCCGGCCCGTCAAAGCCAGCCCCCTGTGTTTCCCTACCGAGGTCGGATGCACCGACGTCGATAGAACCTGTCATGTGTTATGCGACCCTTTGGATCAAATAGGTGTAGCCGTCGACGACTTCGGTCTGGTTCTGACCCTGAAGGTGGGTCTTGATCGAGATGATGCCACGGCTTCTCCACGTCCCAACCATCGAAGTGGGGACGGTATTGTTCAGTGTCACTGCGGGAACAGCGACGTAGAGGACCATCGTGTGACCAATCGGGTACACGGTCTCAGCGTTGGACGTACCGGTGTAGACGATTGCTGCGCCGGCAGGACCCTGTGGGCCTGTGTCGCCCTGCGGACCACGCGCACCAGCCGGACCAGTCAGACCGGTAGGACCCGCAGGACCCTGAGGACCAGCCGGACCAGCGTTGCCCTGCGGACCCGTGGGACCGGTAGGACCGGTGGGACCAGCCACGCCGTTCGCACCCTTGGCGACGACCTTCTGCCAATACGTGGTGTTGTCCGGCTGGACGTTGATCGTCTGCCCGGTGCCAACGCGAATGTAGCTCTCGCCCGACCAGTAGACGACGTCCTTCGGGTCGTAGTTCGAGGTGCCGACGTAGGTGCCCTTCCAGAGCATCCCGTAGGTGCCTGCGGGGCCAGTAGCGCCGGCTGGACCGGTCGGACCAACGACACCCTGAACACCCTGGGGACCAGTCGGGCCGGTCGGGCCTGCGGGACCAATGGGGCCAACCGCGCCGGTCACACCTTGTGGACCCTGAACACCCTGTGAGCCCTGACCGAAGGCAACGCCAGCGGACCAGTCGCCGGAGGTGTTCGAGAGCTTCCAGTACATCAGGCCGGCGTCGAGGGACAAGTAAGCGAAGCCCTTGGGGCTGCCATCATAGGCGGCGCGGTCGGAGCCAGTGCCAAATGCGTTCGGATTGAACGACGGGCCAATGATGCCCTGCAGACCCTGAGGACCGACGATGCCCTGCGGGCCTTGCGGACCATCGGGACCACGCGGGCCAACCGGACCAGTCGGACCCTGAGGACCCTGAATGCCAACCGGGCCTTGGTCACCAGTAGGACCCTTGTCACCCTCGGGACCACGCGGGCCAGACGGCATGTTGTCCTCGGTGTAGATCATGAAGGCACCGTCGCTGTCGAAGCCCATGATCTTGTTGCGCCGATCTTCAATCGACGGGATCACGAGGTTGACGCGGCCAGCATCACTCTCAGGGGCGATGACGGAGCCAGTCGCAATGTGGACCGCTACGTCTTCAGCCTCTTGGGCAACGTAGAGTGCCTGGAGGGCTGCCCTGTTGAGGTCCACAGCGCGGAGCGAGGAGCCGTCAGCAATGGTCACGATGGGGGACGCAGAGGGCGTCTCACGCGCGATCTTGACCTTCTTGCCGGTCGAGGGGATGGTGTTGAAGCGGATGGAGTACGTGCCCATCCAAACGAAGTCGCCATACGGCGTACCGTCGATGTAGACCTTGATGTGGTCACGGTCGAGGTAGGGGAAGTTGAACGTCCAGTCTCGCGATACGCCATCAGCGTCGTAGAAGACCATGGACTTAAGCGTAGAAGTGGCCATTTGTTCCTTTGGAATGAGAAAGGCCCCCAGGGGTTAGCCTGAGGGCCTTGTTTGGGAGCCGGTTTGGGTTAGTTGCGGGGGGCGCGTTCGGGGAGACCGCTGATCCACCCATTGAGGCCCATGACGATTGGCAGAGAGTTACCGAACATCAGGACACGGGAGACCTTGCGGGCCTCGTCTTGCGACCATTCGCCATCCCTGAAGATGCCGGCCACAGAGTTGCTGGCTTGGTAGATGTCGTCGAGGCCACCCGTGGTCGGGTTGCCCAGCCACATGTTGCTCGCCTGTCCCGTCGAGCGGGTGTAGGAGAACAGCGTGTCCTGCCCGGTCATGCCCAGTCCGGTGTCCACGAGCATCGGGATGATCGAGGAAGCGCCAGCGCGCGAGAAGGCTGCGGCAGCGAGGTTCTTTGGGTTGAGCCGCTCTTCGAGGAACTTCTCCCCATCCGACCGCAGCATGGCCTGAGCCTTCATCTGCATGATGTAGCCAGCGGCAGCGAATGCCGTGGTCATCACGAGCTGGTGGGCTGCGGCTAGGTAGTCCTTGTCGTGGACCATACGGGCAACCTTGAGGGTCTGCTTGCCATACGATCCGACCATGAACGTGCGGAACTGCATCAGGGCCTTGGCCAGCGGATGAGACATCCACTTGGTCATGTTCCCGATGTCGTTCTTCTGGATGATCTGACGGGACAACCGGTGAGCTGCCTGAATGAACGCCTCGCGGGCCGGCTTGTCGGTCCACTTGTCGAAGTGAGCGCGGGTGACCTTGCGGCCCGTGATGAAGCCCACCTCGTGTTGGAAGTTTCCTTCGGTGGTGAACTCCTTCATGATCCGGTCGGTCATGTCCTTGCTGAGGCCCAGGTCGGCCAACC